TTGAAGCTGAAAAGCCTTGTTGAAGACAATGAGGAAGCCAAGCTAATCGCTGAAGGCAAGATCGATGAGGTCTTCAGCAAGAGATATGACCGGGCGTTTCGCGACTTGAATAGTCAAGTCCAAGCCCGCGATGAAAAAATCGAAAGTCTGAGCGGCGAGCTTAAAACAAAAGCAGATGCTTATGCTCAAGTGACTATCGATACAGCTATACAGCGGGCCGCAAGCGAGCTTGGTGTACAGACAACCGCCCTGCCAGATGTAACGGCGCGGGCGCGAGGTGTATTTGCCGTCGATGAAAGTGGTGGGTTAGTGGCCCGCAACGGAGATGGCACATTACAATTTTCGAAAGACGGTCAGTCTTCACTCACTCCAGGGGAGTGGCTGGAGTCAATGCGGAAAAATGCTCCGCATTGGTGGCCAATTTCAACAGGTGGCGGGGCCACAGGCGGGTCAGGCGTGGGCCCAAACGGGAAGATGACCGTTGATGCTGCGTCATCCCTAGATTTCGAGTCTTACAAAAAGGCGCGAATGAACGGGCAAATCTAACTTTTCAATCTTTAAGGAGATGAGCATGGCTAATACCATTCTTACACCATCCATCATCGCCAACGAAGCCCTGTTGATTTTGGAAAATAATCTGACGGCAGCTAACACTGTCTTCCGCGATTATGAGTCAGAATTCACTGGTTCTCGCGTTGGTGATACAATCACAATCCGCAAGCCAGCGGCGTTTACTGTGAACGAGTTCACTAGCTCAATCACAAAGCAAGACATCACTGAAACCAGTGTGTCTATGCAGCTTGAAAAGCACTTCGACGTTTCAACAGAAGTCACCTCTCGCCAGATGACTTTGGATCTCGACGGCTTCTCAGAGCGCGTAATCGAGCCAGCAATGGTTGCTCTGGCTGAACAAATCGATGGTTATATCTATGACCAATACGATGAAGTTCACAACACTGTTGGAACAGCCGGAACCCCACCAGCTTCATTGGCGAACTTGGCCGCAATCGACCAAATTCTCAACGAGCAAAAGGTTCCAATGTCTGGCCGCGTTGGCTTTATGAACCCAGCCGCAAAAGCAGCTATGATGGGTATCGAAGCAGTCGTAACCGCTGAAAAGCGTGGCGATGGCGGAACAGCGTTGCGCGAGGCCTCAATGGGTCGCGTCATGGGTCTTGATTTCTACGGCGTACAAGGCGTGAAATCACATACCGCTGGTTCACAGGGTGGACAGTCTGGCTTGCTGGTAAACGGCACAGTGTCAGCCGGAGCAACTACTATGAACGCAGATGCGGCTCACGCATCGGCTGCAACACTGAAAAAAGGTGATGTCTTCACCGTTGCCGGTGTGTCAGGTTCATTTGTTGTAACCGCCGACAAAACTGCCTCCGGTTCAGCGTTCTCAGGCATCGCGTTCTCTCCAGCGGCACCAACAGGCGGCTTTGCAGATAACGCTGCAATCACTGTTAAAGACGATCACGTTGCTAACATCGCGGGTCATCCTCGCGGCTTGGCACTGGCAGTTGTTCCTCTGGCGCTTCCAATGGACGCATCAGGTCGCGCAGCTATCGTTTCAAACCGTGGCCTCTCAATTCGTGTGGTACAAGATTATGACATCTCATCAAAATCTGATGTGATCTCATTCGATGTACTTTGCGGAGCGAAAGTGATCCAGCCAGAATTGCTCACTCGCGTTTTGGGCTAAATTCCTACAGACACAGTACATGCATAAATTTATACTGCGTCTGAATAAAATGAGAGGGGGCTGTCCGGCCCCCTTTCGAACACAACAGGAGAACACATGAAACTCTGGAAAAACAAAGACTTTGTAGTCGTTGATCCCGGTACAGATGCTTATGAGCATTTCATCAAGCAGGGCTACAAAGAAGATAAAAAGATCGCTGCTAAAGAGCGCGTGGAAGATCCATATCGCCAAGAGGGTGACCTGATCGACATCGATGCGATGAACAAAGTTCAAATTGAGGACATGGCTCGCCAAGAGTTTGGCGTTGAGATGGATCGACGTTGGTCACTGCCCCGCATGAAAGAGCAATTAGCTGGCTTGTTTGCCAAGGCAGAGAAAGAGGGCGAGTAAAATGGCGGCTGGAGAAGCAGATCTTGTTGTAGATCAAGGTGCTACTTTTCAAGTGGATGTCGTTTACAAACAAGAAAATGGCACCCCATTCGATCTGCAAAACTATTCCGCAAGAATGGATATTAGGTACGCCAACACTAAAGACGCTGATGCTCTTCATCAGTTAGGCGGCGGCAATAACGATCAAATTTCAATCGCAACCCCCACGACAGACGGCAAGATCCAAATAAACATACCCGCATCCGAAACTGCAACATGGTCACCGGGGTCATACTTCTATGACATCGAGATCTTTTTGGCTTCTGGATACGTTGATCGGGTAATATTTGGACAACTTACCGTGCGTCCAGAAATAACGAGTGCGGTATGAGCCAAGCGAACACAGTAGTTATATCCCCAGGCGCAACGGCGGTTGTTAGTGATAGCACCGTAAATGTTGCCTCGGTAGGGACTCAAGGCTTACCTGGGCCAGCAAAAATCTTAGGAAAAGATGTTGGTCAAGGCACGGTCACTGCCAACGGAAGCCTTCTGAATTACGACAGCACTCAGGATATTTGGGTAGCCACGGTTGCGCCCACGGGCCTCACAATTGGTGGGGGTAACTTTTGAGTAAAGCTGAACAATATGAACCAGCCTTAGTCGTATCTGGAGATCTGGATCGCAAGGTTATTTTGAACCAATTGATGCGGGATTATCAGTTCAACAAACGGCCCGCAAATGGTGAGAAACAAGAATACGTTTACGAGGTTGTTTACCTTGTAAATGTTACCCTGCCTCGCGTTGGCGAGGTTTTAACCGAAGAGCAAGTGACTGATCTTTTGGAAACCCAAAAAGTCACCTTTGAAATCAAAAGCAGCAAAGCGACCATTGTGAGGTAATGTCAGATGGCTAACACGATACAGATTAAAAGGTCTGCTAGCACGGCTACTCCGACTAGTCTTGCAGCGGGCGAATTGGCATATTCAGAAAACTCTCTGAAATTGTTTATAGGCGAAAGCAGCAACAGCGTAAGAGTTGTTGGCGGCGAAGGCGCGTTCTTGCGCTCAGATACGAATGACACGTTGAACGGCAACTTGGTTGTTACCGGGAACTTGACTGTTCAAGGCACCACAACAACGATTGAATCCAATACAATTTCAGTCGGCGACAACATCATCGTGTTAAACAACGATGAAACAGGGACGCCCACGCAAGATGCTGGCGTTGAAATTGAACGTGGCAACGCTGACAACGCTCAGTTTATCTGGGATGAAACAAATAACTATTGGCGTCCCAAGGTTGGTTCTAGTGCCGCTGATATTAAGAGCATTAATGATCTAAGCGTTGATAATGATGCATCCGTAACCGGCAACTTGGCCGTTGATGGGACATCAAACCTCGATGACACAGACATCGATGGAACGCTTGCAGTGGATGGCGCGTCTATCTCCCTGGATGCAACAACATCTTTGAACATCGATAACAGCAACACCACAAACGGCGTAACGATTGCAACCGCCACAAGTAGTGTCCCGGTAACGATTGGTCATGCAACCAGCGAAGTTACTTTCGGCGACAATATTACTGTGACCGGCAATGCAACAATCGGCGAGAGCTTGCTGCCGGACTCTAACAACGGCGCAACCATTGGGGGCTCCACAGCGCGTTTTGCAAACATGTATAGCGTATTGGCTGACATCAACACTTTAGCAGTCAATACAGCCGCCACAGTGGCCACTCTGCAAGTCTCAGACCTAACCAATGACCGTGTAATGATTGCTGGCTCATCCGGTGAGGTTGAGGACAGCGCAAACCTGACATTTAACGGCTCGCTTCTCAATATAACCGGGAATGCCACAGTCAGCGGCACCTTAGATGTAAATACGGACGCCACTATCGCTACGGCGAAAATTGAAGATCTTACATCAGGCCGCGTTGTTCTCGCTGGAACAGGTGGTGAGATTGAAGACAGCGGCAACCTAACATTCAACGGCTCTACGCTAACCGTCACTGGTGGGGCGACAGTATCAGGGGCATTGGATGTTAATACATCTGCAACCATAGCAACTCTCCAGGTTGAGGATCTTACATCTGGTCGGGTCGTTTTGGCTGGAACAAATGGTGAGATAGAAGATAGCGCGAACCTGACTTTCAGCGGGTCAACCTTGGCTCTGACAGGCAGCCAGACTATCTCTTCCGCCTTAACTGTTTCTGGTGCGTTCACCTCACAGGGTATTGATGACAACGCAACTCAAGAAACACTTCAGATCGACAACACCAACGTAAAGATCATGGCGTCTGGCGTAACTCTAGGCGGTTATGCAAGTGGCACAAAAAGCGTCATTGATAATTTCGTTGTGGATGGGGGCACATTCTAAATGTCCAACACCATCCAACTAAAGCGCAGTTCAAGTGCGGGGTCTGTCCCATCGGCGAGTGATCTTGCCGCTGGGGAATTGGCGCTTAATACCGCTGATGGTGAGATCTTTTTCGAAAAATCAGATGGCACAGTCAAGAAAGTGGTTTCTGAGGCGGAAGACACATCCATCGTTATGGCAATCGCGTTAGGATAAAAGATGGCAAATACATTTAAGAACAAAGTAAGCGCTGGCGTTGGGACATCGACGGCCAGTGTTTACACATGCCCCTCTGCGACAACCGCCGTTGTGATTGGAGTTACTCTTTGTAACCTCAAATCTAGCGGCATTGAGGGCACGTTGCAGTTAACAGACACCAGCGCCGGAGCAACGGTCAGCATTCTAAAGGATGCTCCAATCCCCAGCGGATCGTCAGTTGTTGTAGTGGGTGGAGAGCAAAAGATTGTTTTAGAGGCTGGTGATATTTTGAAGGTAGTGGCAAGCGAAGCCGCTGCTATCGATGTCACAATGTCAGTTCTCGAAATTACATAAACTAGGGGAAGCCAATGGCATACATCGGCAATAAACCGGCTGAACTGGCGGTTGACATTGATAATGCAAGCGTCACGACAGAAAAGCTGGCCAATGATGCGGTTACCGCTGCTAAAATTGTCGATGGAACTATTATTGCCGATGATCTGAATAACGGGATCATAACAAACTCCAAAGTGGCGAGTAACGCTGCGATTGCGGCCACCAAACTAGCCGTGAGTGGTGGCAGTAACATAACCTTACAGAGCGATGGCACGTTTGACCTTGATGCTTCTGTGGATGTTACTGGTGGCTATAGCGTTGGCGGTACGGCAGTAATTAGTAGCAGTCGCGCAGGCACTCTTACCGGCCTTTCCCTCACGGGCAATATAACAAAAGCATCTGGCGACCTAACACTAGATGTGGCTGGCGATATT